ACCCTTATACAAAGTATCATTTACAATACCCTGAGCATTGACAATCAATGATTGTGAATTTCTAGCATTTAAAAATGTTTTTAGGTTAGCCAATGTATCTGTTTTAGATATTACACAAACCCCATCAAGGATTGCATTGTCTTCATTCCAACGTGGGTCTAGCAATGAAGTTGTGCTTGTATGAGAATCCGCAACAACTGTTACATCGTAGTTTCCAGGGAAGATAATAGTTTGGTATCGTGTTTCACCAATTACATCAAACAATCCAGTCAATACTGGGTCAGTCGCACCGCCTGTCATAGCCGTGACGCTTGGCGTAACCCCACCAACAATTCCTTTTACCTCTAAACCAATCCCATTGCCGTATGTACCAGCATTGTTGGCTGTTAGCGTTACAGTCCCAGTTGTGTTAGATGCTGAAACAATCTTGTGAGCATCAGCGTTAATTAAGGCAACCAATGCATCCCCAACTTCTGTTGCAGTATCACCTGAAGCAATAGATACACTGTATTTATGGTTAATCCGTGAGCCAATCGACACAACCAATACTCCGGCTTCTGTAGCTGTCCCAGAAAATGCAACCGAGCCAGTAGCCTGAACCCCTGACCCGTTGTCATCTAATGGGATAACATCTAATTGGGTAACTTGGTTTGCTGATTTAAACGCCTTGACCATTTCAGCAACCTGAGACCCCTTGCCAAAATTCCCAATTTCAACATTAGCATTTCCAATGCTTTCAACTAAAGAGCCACTGGTGTAAACAGAGCCTGTTTGCTGACCAACGATCAACACTTTTTGTGGGGCATTGCTAATCGATTGCTCGGCTGATGCCTTGGTTATATTAATAATAGGATTACTGACTGTCATTTAATACCTCACTTTTTTTGTCTTTTTCGATTTTTTTACGAACAATTTTCTTTTCTTTAATTATTTCTACGCAATTATCAAATTGAGAATCTTTTAATCGTTTTCGCCAGTAGCTATTAACTGGTACCCCATTTACCGCTTCAACCTCTACAATATCACCTGCTTCATGCAATGCTAGATTTCTATTTAATTTTAATTTCATACAACCGATTATATCACAACAAATTAAAATTATTATCTTTTACATTTTCAGAATCATTATTTTGGAACGCATTCTCAAAACTTCTAAACGCAACAGTTTCAGTGTTTGTATACACATCCCCAGAATTATACATAAATTGGTTTGTGTCCTGAACGTGGCTTGCCGTTTGCGTACTCAATATAGTTTCGGTTGTTTCAAAACTGTATGAATAAACAAGGTATGCATCGTTATAACTAATTGCCCCATGCCCTAATGGCACCATTAGCGTGTTGCTTGTATTCGAAAAAAATGTGCTTGGTCGATAACCAGCGACAGTTTTATACAATGACGGTAAAATGTTAAACGCCAAATCTATAGCCTTACTGCCTGTCAACTCATTAACTGTTGGAATAAATAAATAAAACGAAAAATTATTTACCAACTTTAAATAAAATTGCTCCGTTGACGTTGTCTCGCTATTCGCATCATTTTGGGTGTTCCTGTCTGCTGATGCATCAGACCCTTCTGGAACAATAAATAAGAACGGTGTATTGATTTTCTTATCTGTATACAATTTTATAGCTCGTTCAAGCGTTGCCACTGCTGAAATCTGCAACCCTGTCACAAGTTTCATGTCAGAGCCAGAGCCAGCCGTCAATCGGTCGTTATTAAGTATAAACTGAAATTTGTTTGCATCTAAAACTGCGCTAACCTTGTGCCAACCATTGAAACCAACAGAATGAAAGGTGTGTAGCGTTCCTGTAGATTGTACTGGTGTTCCTGTGACATTAAATGTAAATGTAGTTGAACTTGGGACACTTGTTATTGTTTTATCACCATTGTACGCACCCTCAGTTGACGATATATTGACTTTGTTTATGTATGGGTATGACAAGTCGTGATCTGTAGCGCAAGTGGCTGTAGCAACACCATTTACGGTTGTTATATCTGTTATTTGAATATCTGTTTTTATTCCAGATAGCAACAAATTGTCGCCAACTGATAATCCGTGTTGTATACACGAAATTGTAACATCATTGCCAGACTTTGTTAAATCTGTTATTGGCTTGGATACGCTAAGATTGCTGTTGTATAAAGGCAGTATGCTTTGTACATGAGTGACTAATTCACTTAGGTTCATGCCTATATAATACTACATTGCAATAGCGTTATGATATGTATTTTAAATCCTTACCAGAAACAATATCCAAAACAATAGACTCGTGATACTCTATTGCCTTTTCTAGCCCATAGTTTGGGCAATTTGTGAATTTAACTGAATAGCCATCATAACATTCAACCCTTGTTTCAAAAATAGGGTAATAACCACCACCCCCTCTGTGCCTGTCGTCATCGTCTTCAGCGCAATCAGCATCATCTAAACTAGTAACTATGTTATACTTTTTGTTTTCTTGGGTTTCATATTTTAAAACAGAAAATTCAGAATGCATCACAACAGTCCCATTACCATACTTATCTTCCAAACGGGCATATAGCTCATCATTAGGACATTCAACACAAACCTTCCTGTCCTTTATATAAAAAAAACAAGGCTCCCACGTTTGTTCAAGCGAAAACTCCCACTTTTTATAAGTATCACGATCACATTCTACCAAATTATCATTTTTATCAATATAGAAATAAGCATACATAATTAACTCCCTAAATTACCTACTAAAATAATCATACTAGCACATGCATAACGACGAATCGCACCCCCTAATACATTTGCTTCGGTCAACAGTTTTTGCATCGCCGTGCGTCTCGACATTAGCGTTGCCGAACATATAAACCGTTGACTTCCCAAACCCCCAAACCTTTTCAGCACTGTAAACACTCGCTTTTGAATTTTCGTGACAAAAAATCACAGGGGCTTCATCTAAAGAACCGTATGATTTAACACTCGAAGCCCCAAAAGCATGAACAACTACATTGTCGTGGACATTAGCCTCCGAGCAATCAAACAGATAAACGACTGCGTCCCCCCAAACGTCCACCCTCGATTCACCAAAAATATACAAAACCCCACCCTCAAGTTCAGTAAAACCATATTCATCTATATCCAAGTCATACAAAGGCATTTTTTTGCCCATATCATAAAATATTTCTTGTTTAGTCATTTTTACTCCTTGTGTTAAACAATCAAACTATAGTTATTATATATTGTCAATGACAATTAGTCAAACGTATAATAATTACAATTACCAGACCGTTTCCCTTTTTTGAAAAATACACTAAATACTAAATAGACTAAAGCCAAAATCGCCATAATATCATAAAAATTAATCAAAATAGAAAGTATTACAGAAAAAAATATACCAACAAATCTTGTGCATCCAAAAAGCAGTATTAAAAACAAAAACAGGGAAAATAGAACATGCTTATTAAACACCAAACACCCTATCAATTTCTTGTTCAATATATCGTTCAATTTTCCCAGCATTGCTCTCTATAGCCAGCCACATTGCCGGACGATTTAACGATTTCGGGTCTTCCAAATACTGGACATAATCAACGCTGTTTTCAAAATATAGACGATTCTCACCGTGAACCCTAAATGACAACCCCCTTCTAGCTTTACCGCTTCTATTCGCCCATGATTCACCATCTTGACTAGCTTTAATCCTTCGCCCTTTGTATCTATATACTCGCCCAGATTTCTTTTTTAAAATCGCATCACTCGCACTTTTACGCAATAGCTTGCCTGAGAAATATAAAGCGTTACGCATTGCACGTCTGGTTTTTTTTGGCATTTGCTTAATTTCAAACACCACCCTTTTACTTTTTCGGTCTAATTTGATACTAGCCATCGTTAGCCAGTAACTCTGAACTCCCCTGCTTGATTAAATATAAACGCAAGAACTTCTTTCCCTCGTTGATATTTTCTATCCTATCAACTTTATAACGAACCCCATCATACAACAGCCATTCTTGATCCGTAACTGTAACAACGCTTGTATATCGTGTTGTAAATACATGCGTGATAGATTCTGATACCCCAGCACCGCCAAATGACCGATAGCCTTTCTCATCCGTTTCAAACTTGCCCCACAAAACACTTAGATCAATAAATTGTTCAGTTAAGTCTGTTACCCCAAAATGAGAACCAACCATTGCCCGTGTTTGCACAGTAACCTTTTGATTCAGGCTCTTAACTGGGATGTTAGATTTACAACTCATAAGATATATCAATTACTTTGTAGCGATCATAAATATCATTAACCGCATCAGGACAACCGCATATTCCACGGTTATCGTACCAATGATGAACGGTTTGCAACAACGCCATAGTAATGTCTGCAGGAACATCCGATACGTTATCTCCATAGCCAGATTTAAACGTGATTTTAACCCCCTTTACATCATCATCTACAGTAGGTGTTTCAATTTGCTCAATAATGCCATAAATACCCCCTTCTGATAGCTTGTATTCAGATGATAGAAGCGTTGTGTATGTACTATCTTTTAAATATTCAATAGATACAAGGGATTGATAAGGCGCACGGCGTAAAGTTAAGTCTCCATTAAACGATGGTCTGTAACATTCATAGGTAGCTGTTAGCAAATCTCTATTCATGATGCCCTCGGCGTGTTTTACCGCTGCGTCAATAAATAATTGGATCATCGAGTTTTCGTCATCGCCAGATAATCGTATAAAATCCTTGACTTGGTCGAGTGATATTATATTTTTCTCAACCTTACCAATCCGCTTGTATTCTATAGTCATTTTTTAATTGCCTTTTTAACGACCCTTTTTACCTTTTCAACTTTTGTTTCTAAATCCTCTGATTTCATAGCCTTGTTTTCTTTTACTAATGTTTTTTTTGTTGGTTTGTCTTCTTCTATGATCTCGGCATACCCAAGCATAAACATTGCTTGCCCAATGCTAGTTAGTTTTTGAGACGAATT